CGTCAAGGAAGATGGCGAATCGCAGGCCATCAAGATCAACCCGATGCAGCCCGAAGCGGTCAAAAAGATCGTGGACGAGCGTGGCATCGTGATCGACAAGATCTACAACCCCGGCGTCGGTAAGTACGATGTGTGCGTCACGACTGGCCCAAGCTACATGACAAAGCGTCAGGAAGCTCTTGATTCGATGTCTCAACTTCTGCAAGGCAACCCGCAACTGTGGGCTGTGGCAGGCGATCTGTTTATCAAGAACATGGATTGGCCCGGCGCGCAGGAAATGGCAAAGCGCTTTGCCAAAACGATTGATCCTAAGCTGTTGTCCAACGACGACAAGCCACCTGAGTTGCAGGCCGCTGAACAGCAGATTCAGGCAATGGGTCAAGAGATGGATCAGATGCACCAGATGTTGCAAAACGTCGGTAAATCGATGGAAGCGCAGGATTTGGCGGTCAAAGAATTTGAAGCCTCAATCAAGGCATATGACGCCGAAACCAAACGTATCTCGGCTGTTCAGGCGTCTATGTCACCTGAGCAAATTCAAGACATTGTTCTCGGCACTGTGCATGGCATGATTACAAGCGGCGATCTTGTCCATCAGTTGCCTGGGCAGGAACTGCCGGGAGAAATGCAAAATGATATGCAAACACCGCCTGATATGGGCGCTGCACCACCACCACCCGACATGGGCGGCGCGCCGCCGTCTGACATGGGCGCTATGCCGCCGCCTGATATGGGAGCCATACCGCAATGAAAGCCGCTGATTTTGTAGGTTTGCTGTTCTTGGCGCGGGATGTAACCCATTCCGTTCACTTGAACACGCGCAGTTACGCCAAGCATAAAGCCTTGCAGAAGTTCTATGAGGGCATTGTAGGTTTGGCTGACACGTTTGCCGAGGCTTACCAAGGCCGGCATGGATTGATGGGCGGCATTACGCTTCAGACGGCCAAGAAGACGGCCAATGTCACTGAGTTTTTGCAAGACCAACTTGACGAGATTGAAACTGCGCGTAGCAAGGTCGTAGACAAAGACGACACAGCGTTGCAGAACATCATCGACGAAATTGTGGCTCTTTATCTGTCCACTCTCTACAAACTGAAATTTTTGGCGTAAGGAGCTAACATGGCAAACTATATGCAGCTTGCTGCTACTCAACAGGTTAAAGTCGGCGCAGGCAAACTTTATGGGATTTTTGTCTCTGCCACGTCTAGCGGTACTTTGGTGGTATATGATTCTGGCGCAAAAGACACTAACGATTCCAAAATATCCAACACGATTACGCTGACTGCGGGTACTTCATATTTGAACTTCCCAGCGGGGCTGTTTTTTAGTAAAGGACTTTATATCGTACTTGGCGGCACGTCCGCTCAATTTACGGTAGCCTACGAGTAACCGTATTGGTGCGGCTCACCAAGGATTCTACAAGGATCAAAAATGTCTGACGAAGATGTGTTAGCGGTAGTACCCGCGCCGGAACAGGAAGCGACGACGGCCCCTGAACCTGAGCTACAACAGTCGGATGACGCGCCGGCCAAAGTCTTCACACAAGAAGAGTTGGACGCCATTGTCAGCAAGCGGCTTGCTAAAGCAGAACGGAAATGGGCAAAACAAGCGTCACCTGCGCCTGTAGTACCTGTTACACCGCCTTCTTTAGATCAATTTGGTACTGTTGACGAGTATGCTGAAGCTAGAGCAGAGCAGATCATACAAACGCGGCAGCAACAGGCAAGACATTCTGAAATTTTTGCGGCCTATCAGGATCGTGAAGAGGATGCGAGGGACAAGTACGAGGACTTTGAACAAGTCGCGTACAATCCTAATCTTCCAATCACAACCGTGATGGCCCAAACAATACAGGCTTCCGAGATCGGCCCTGAAGTAGCGTACTACTTGGGGGCTAACCCGAAAGAAGCTGACCGGATTTCACGCCTTGAACCAATGATACAAGCCAAGGAAATTGGACGGATCGAAGCCAAATTGGTTACAGATCCACCTGTTAAAAAGTCAACGAGCGCACCTAGTCCTATATCTCCTGTCACTGCTAGAAACAGTGGAAATCCGGCCTTCGACACCACCGACCCTCGGTCTGTAAAGACAATGAGTGCTTCGGAATGGATCGCCGCAGACCGGCTCAGGCAGAGAAAGAAGTGGGAAGCGGCACACCGTTAACACAGCTTTTGAAAGGCTAAATCATGGCGAACTCTATTCTTACTATCGACATGATCACCCGTAAGGCTCTTGAGATTCTTGAGAACAACCTGGTGATCACCCGTAACTGTAACCGTCAGTATGACGATTCTTTCGCTGTTGAAGGCGCAAAGATCGGTTCGACACTCCGCATTCGTCTCCCAGATCGCGCTCTTGTCACTGACGGCGCTGCTCTTCAGGTGCAGGATGACAACGAGCAGTACACAACCCTGACCGTTGCTTCGCAGAAGCACATTGGCGTCAACTTCACATCGGCAGAATTGACGATGCAGTTGGATGACTTCGCTGAACGTGTTCTCAAGCCTCGTATCAGCCAGTTGGCTGCTTCGGTCGATGCCGACGTTGCTAACGCATACAAGAGCATTTACTCGTCGGTTGGAACACCAGGCACGACGCCATCCACGTCGTTGGTTCTTCTTCAGGCGCAGCAGAAGCTCAATGAGTATGCCGCTCCAACGAATGATCGTTACGCAACAGTTAACCCTGCTGCTAACGCAAACCTCGTTGAAGGCATGAAGGGCTTCTTCAACCCAGTTGACACCATTAGCCGCCAGTTCAAAAACGGCCTTATGGGTACAGGTGTTCTTGGCTACGACGAGATCAATATGTCTCAGTCGATTGTCCAGCACACCACTGGTTCGCGTTCGGCTTCGGACACGATCCTTGTCAACGGTGCTGTGTCAACGCAGGGCCAGTCCACCATCAACCTTGATGGCGGCACAGGTTCGGCTACGTTCGCCGTCGGCGACGTGTTCACGATTGCTAACGTGTACTCCGTCAACCCACAGACCCGTCAGTCAACTGGCAGCTTGCAACAGTTCGTTGTGACCGCCGCTGCTACGGCATCTTCGGGTGCGTGGACAAACGTGGCTATTTCGCCACCTATCTACACCTCGTCTAACGCTCTTGCTACAGTGGACTCGTTCCCAGCAGACAACGCGGCAGTCACGGTGCTTGGGGCGGCGTCTACGACGTACCCACAGAACCTTGTATATCAGAAGAACGCTATTACCCTTGGTACAGCCGATCTTCTGCTCCCACAGGGCGTGGATATGGCATCTCGTCAGGTTCATAACGGCATCTCGTTGCGTATTGTTCGTCAGTACGACATCAACAATGACCGTATGCCTTGCCGTATTGACGTACTGTATGGTTATTCCGTAATTCGTGCGCCTATGGCAGCTCGTATCTGGGGTTAATTAACTCAGGGCATAACGCCCTGAGTTTTTCCTTCTTTCTTGTGGAGAATTACTATGGCACTTCCTACTGTAGGCGGCGGCTATCAGTTTAATGATGGCAATCTTAGCGAAGTTAAAATGTCTGTTGCATCGGCTCCGGCCACTGCCGCAGACACTGCAACTTTGACCGTGGATCAGTTGCTCAACGGTATTATCATTGGCACACCAACAGCGACAGCAATCTATACGCTTCCGCTTGCGGCAACCCTTGATAGTACGTTGACCAACGGAAAAGTTGGTACAACTTTTGACTTCCGCGTTATCACAGCGGCGGCATACGGCATTACAATCGCAACCAACACAGGTTGGACGATTGGCTCATCTGGCACGCAGGGTCTTATGACCATTGCGGCAACTGCCGGTACAGTTCGTTCATTCCGCGCCCGTAAAACGGGCGATGGCACTTGGGCGCTCTACGCGATCTCGTAATAAAAACGGGGCGGGGTAATTCCCGCCCCAATTTCAAAGGGCAAAAAATGAACGTCATTCTTGAGCATCCGGTACACGGCAGAAAAATTGCTATTTCCGAAATGGAAATTCAACACGATAAAGAACATGGCTGGGTTCGCGCTAAAGATAAACCAGTTGATAACCAGACTACAAATGAGTTAGAAGTACGTCGTCGTCGTAAGCCAGACGAGGCATAAGGAGCCACCATGACGACTACCGCAGGAGATCAAATTAACAGCGCTTTGCGGCTTATTGGTCAGCTTGCAGAGTCTGAAACGCCTTCTGCGGCAACGTCTCAGGACGCTCTTGCCGCGCTCAATCAAATGATTGATTCGTGGAACACGGAACGACTGGCTGTCTTTTCTACACAAGACCAAGTTTTTAATTGGCCGCCTAACGTCCTTAGCCGCACACTTGGCCCTTCCGGTGATTTTGTCGGCAATCGTCCGATACTTCTGGATGATTCCACATACTTCATCGACACGGCGTCGGGCATCTCTTACGGCATCAAGTTTATCAA